TGAAAAAATTCCCTAAAGCCGCTAAAGATCCTAACAGTCGCCTAAGACAGGCACGCAAACGATGGAGATGTTAAATGGCGAAGAAAAAGAAAAAAACTTTTAAAGACGCGATGAGGATGGCTTTTAGTGGGTCTAACCCATTTGGTGCGGGAGGAACTTTCTCGATGCCGACAGGAATTAGCAAAAAACCAAAAAATACTGGTACTTCTATTTCTGATAAGCAAAAACAAACTCAAACAGGTGGGCTACCTAGAGCTCCTAAAAAATCAGTACGCCCTAAAGCTGCACCGAGGGCATCTCAAAAGTTAAGTGCTAGAGAAGCTGCAGAGTTAAAACAAAGCGGTGTTAAGTACGAGGGTATACCTGAAGGATCTGTACCAGCTACAGCTATGCCAAAAGGTAATATGATGTTGTCAGCTAGAGACAGAGCTGAGATGGGTATGAAAAAAGGCGGTAGAGTTCGCGGAGCAGGTATTGCTCGCAAGGGCGTCCGTCCAGCAAAAATGAGGTGATAAAATGATGAAGAAAAAAGGTTACAAGAACGGTGGCAAAATGATGAAGAAAGGCTACAAAGGGGGCGGTAAAACTGAGTTTCCTGATTTAACAGGTGATGGTAAAGTTACCCAAGCTGATATACTTAAAGGCAGAGGTGTAAAGTCTGCTAGAGGCGGTGGCATGATGAAGAAAAAAGGTTTTGCTAACGGCGGCATGATGAAGAAAAAAGGCATGAAAAAAGGCGGTAAAGTTCGCGGCGCAGGTATTGCTCGTAAAGGTGTACGTCCAGCAAAAATGGTATAGTTTATGAGCGACTACGAAAAGTTAGCTACTAAAGGTAGAGACTACATTAAGAAACTCAAAGAGAAGTTTCGTGAAGGTATGTCAGAAATGGATTATAAACTCTATAGTATGCAAACAGAAAAAGGGGCAAAAGAGTACAATACACCTTACCCAGAAGTTCGTAGTGAACCAAGGTATAAAAAAGGCGGTAGAGTTCGTGGAGCAGGTATTGCCCGTAAAGGTGTACGAAAGTGTAAAATGAGGTAGTCATGTATGAGTACGCTATAAAAGAAGTTGTTAAGATTGTTGATGGCGATACCGTAGATGTTATTATTGATTTAGGGTTTAACCTTTCTAAAAAAGAACGAATACGGCTTGCTGGTATAGACACGCCTGAGAGTAGAACTAGAGACCTAGAAGAAAAAGCAATGGGTCTCGAAGCTAAAGATTATTTAACAAACAAAATTGAGGCTTGCGATGCTTTACGGGTTAAAACCGAGAAGGATGGTAAGTATGGGCGTATGCTAGGTTGGCTATACGACGGAGATGCTAATATAAACATGATAATGGTGACGGATGGTTATGCTTGGGAGTATGATGGGGGTACAAAAGACAAAAGCCTCGAAGCTCTCAGAGCTATACGAAATGCTAAAGGAGATGCTGATGGCGATAAATCGATCACAGATGCAGACGCAGATACAACGTCCACCTAATAAATATTCAAAGCTTTCACAAAAACGAAAGAAAGTAGCTGCAAGGGAGAGAAAAAGAAAGGATGGCGTATCTACAAAGTAATATACCGTATTTTAAAGCGTGGGTTCGGAGAGAATACACTAAAAATTTAGAAGAATATCATGGAGATTTTTTACACGCTATGGTCGTCGCAGTAACAACAATGCCAAACAGGACACTCAGTTTTCAAGTTATATTTACTGGGTGTGAGTCTGATGATACTGACGATCCAAATGTTCATGGAGGGGCTATGTGGGCGCGTATGCCGTTAACAGCACTTGTTGCAGATGTGCCATACGAAGAGTGGCCTACAGAACTTCCCCCCTATATAGCGCAACCTTGGGATTGTATGTCCCATAACCACGCTGTTTATAAGATAGAGAGGGCTTCACCTGCACCTTGGATAGCAAAAGTTGATGGTGAGTTCTTCCCTGCTAAATACTATTTCACTGTGGATTACACGGACAGTGAGGTAGCAGATGACCCCGCACAACATAAACAGAGTCATGTACTTGAATTATTAGACGCAGGAGAGTATACAGGTAATATTGTTGCTCTACCCAACAATAGAGTTCGGGTTACTCACCCTGCGTGGTTTGAAACAGGTCAAGGTGCACCAGATTTTAAACCAAACCAACATACTTTTAATTCAAAAGAAGACGTGTCTTATGTTTGGGATACGCAACGTGTGTTTAACAATATGTATACGGAGGAAGAAGAAGATGCGTAGATACTATAAATCAGGGGGCAAAATTTGTGCCAAAGGTAAGTCTTGGGCAAAACGTACTTTTGATACTTACCCTAGCGCATATGCTAATATGGCTGCCTCTAAGTACTGTAAAGATCCTAACTATGCTAAGGGTAGTAAAGGAAAGAAGAAAAAGTAATGGGTGATTTAAAGAAATGGGTAGACCAAGACTGGGTTAGGATTGGTACAGACGGTAAGATTAAAGGTAAGTGTGGTACTTCTAAGGATAAGAAGAACCCAGATCGATGTTTGCCCAGAAGTAAAGCAAGTAGTTTAAGTCAGTCACAACGAGCAACGACTGCAAAAAAGAAAAAGCGGGAGGGAGCAAAAGGAAAAACAGTAGTAAAGAACACAAAACCTGCTACAGTACGCCTTAACGGTGGCGGTTTAGCCCGAAAAAGGAGAGATGTAGCAAGGGGTTGTGGAGCTGTTCAAGAGTCAAGACGTAAGAAAACTTTATATATTTAGGAGATAAGTATGGCAGATTTAGAAATGATTAGTATTGGTAATAACCTTAATGGTGACCCTGTTTACCAAGTAGGAAGTAGAAATAGCGATGGCAAAATGATGTTAGCATCTACTACAATAATGACTGAAGCCGAAGCAAAAGCTATGATTGCGAGTAAAGCATCTGCGGAAGTAGTTGAAGAAGCTGAAGTAGTTGAAGAAGCTGAAGTAGTTGAAGAAGCTGAAGTAGTCGAAGAAGCTGAAGAGTCTGTAGATGTAGATAGTATGAGTAAAGTACAACTAGAGACATATATGCGTGAACATGGCATTGAGCTTGACCGACGTAAAAAGAAAAAAGATCTACTAGCTCAAGTAAAAGCGTTTTTTAAGGAATAGACAATGGCTACTTCGGGAACCACCGCCTTTGATATGGACTTCACAGAGATTGCTGAAGAAGCGTGGGAGCGTGCGGGACGCGAAATGCGTTCTGGTTATGATTTAAGAACTGCCCGTAGGTCTATGAATTTAATGACTATTGAGTGGCAGAACCGTGGCATTAATATGTGGACTATCGATAGTGGTACAGTGACACTGGTATCAGGTACTTCACGGTATGATTTACCAGCAGACACGGTAGACCTTCTTGAACATGTGGTACGCACGGATAGTGGTAGTACTACAAAACAATCTGATCTCACCATAAGTCGTATTAGTGTGAGTACCTACGCTGCTATCCCAAACAAGTTAACACAAGGTAGACCTATTCAAGTGTGGGTTGAACGGTTAGCGACTCCAAAAATCAATGTGTGGCCTGTGCCTGATAAAAGTGGGTACATATTTGCGTATTGGCGTATACGTAGAGTAGAAGACGCAGGTAGTGGTGTAGAAACCGCAGACATGACATTTAGGTTTTTGCCTTGTCTTGTAGCAGGACTAGCGTACCATATAGCCATGAAAATTCCTGAACTTGTTGAAAGAGTACCGATGCTAAAGGCCGCATATGAAGAAGAATTTGCTAGAGCTGCAAGTGAAGATAGAGAGAAAACCTCCGCTATCTTTGTACCTCGTGTGAGTAGTATTTAATATGGCACGAGCCTTTGCATCTAACGATAAAGCGATAGCAGAATGTGATATTTGTGGGTTTCGTTACAAATTAAAAGAGTTGCGTAACATAATCAAAAAAGGTAAAGATACAAACATAAAAGCGTGTCGTGAGTGTTGGGGGCCAGACCATCCGCAGAATAAATTAGGGATGCGCCCTGTACACGATCCACAAGCAATACGTAACCCACGTCCTGATTTTGCAGGATATGATAGTAATAGGAATATACAATGGGGTTGGAACCCTGTAGGTGATGGCAAGAACATATATGATTTAACCATTAACAACCTAGAAGCAACTGGAGCTATAGGTGACGTAACAGTAACAACTACATAGAGGTGCAATTATGATGAAGAAAAAGGGTTACGCTAACGGCGGCAAGATGATGAAGAAAGGTTACGCTAACGGTGGTAAAGTAAACACCAAGGGTGGCGCTAAAGGTGGCAAAAAGAAAGAACGTAAAGTTAAAATACGCGGCACAGGTGCAGCCACTAAAGGGTTATTTTCAAGAGGGCCAATGGGATAAGATATGAATTATTCTTCGCTCAAAACAAATATAGAGGATATCTGTGAGACTTCTTTTACAGATGACCAACTTGCTATGTTTACGCAACAGGCAGAAGAGAAGATATATAACGCAGTACAAATACCTGCTCTACGTAAGGTAGATACTGGCCCTTTGGTATCTACAAACAAGCTATACACTCTGCCAAGTGATTATTTGTATACCTACAGCATCTCTATTATTAGCAGTAGCACGCATACGTATTTACTAAACAAAGACGTTAATTTTTTAAAAGAAGCATACCCTTCTACTGCTAGCGCAAAATATGGCGCTCCTAAGTTTTATGCCCAATATAGCGAAACACAGATTGCATTAGCTCCTACACCTGACGCTAATTACGAACTTGAGCATATATACGGATTCTACCCTACATCTATTGTAACTGCATCTACAACATGGCTTGGAGATAACGCAAGTTCTGCGTTGTTAAATGGCGCATTGGTTGAAGCTATACGGTTCCAAAAAGGAGAACCAGATGTTGTTGCTAATTACGAGAAATTATATTTAATATCTATGGAATTGTTAAAAAATCTTGGAGATGGGTACTTACGTAGAGACGCTTATCGATCTGGGCAGTATAGGGAAAAAGTATAGATAATGGCTTTTACTGGTAATTATATGTGTACATCGTTTAAAGTCGCTCTGTTAAACGGAGAGATGGACTTTAGCTCTGATACGTCTCAGTCCTTTAAGATTGCTTTATATACCTCTGACGCAACTCTGAACGCTGCTACAACCGCATATAGTACAACAAATGAAGCATCAGGTACAGGATACACCGCAGGGGGTAACACATTAACCATAGCTACAAACCCTACTAGTGATACAGATGGTACTGTGGCTTACTTAGACTTTTCAGATACATCATGGACGAGTTCCTCAATTACAGCGCGTGGGGCGCTGATATACAAATCTGGTGGTACAACTCCCGCAGTTGCAGTACTAGACTTTGGTTCAGAGAAAACGTCAAGTGATAGCACATTTACAATAACATTCCCCACATCAGCGGCTTCAAGCGCAATTATACGCGTTGGATAGAAAGGTTTAGACGATGGCAAGTACTTATGAGAATGACCTCAGACTCCAAGAGATTGGCACAGGCGAGCAGTCTGGTACATGGGGTACGACCACAAACACAAACTTAGAGTTAATTGGTGAAGCACTTTCCTACAGCGCTACAGGCGAAGCAATAGCTAATGCAAGTACACATACTATAACAGTGGCAGATGGGGTAGCCGACGAAGCACGTTGTTTCTACTTAAAATGTACAGGTGGAGGGCAAGCATGTACAGTTACACTTGCACCTAACTCACTGTCTAAAGTCTGGGTTATTGAGAACACAACTAGCTATACACTGACGTTTACTCAAGGTTCTGGCGCTAACGTCGCTATACTTGCAGGTCAAGTTAAGATGATAGCTACCGATGGCGCAGGTTCTGGCGCAGCAATTTATGACCTTATGCAAGACCTGGCTGTACCTGACTTGTTTGTAGATGATGACTTAACTCTGCAGTCTGACGCTGCGGTACTTGGTTTTGGTGCAGATAAAGATACTACACTGACACATGTTGCTGACACTGGGTTACTATTAAACAGTACACGACAACTACAGTTTGGAGACTCAGGAACGTATATTCATCAAAGTGCTGATGGAGTCCTTGATTTAGTATCCGATACAGAAATAGAGATTAACGCTACAACCATAGATATAAATGGTGCAGTAGATGTTTCTGGCACATATACTGGTGGTGGTTTAATGACCACAGGTGGCAACATAGTTATTCCTGACGCGGGTAATATTGGATCTGCTAGTGACACAAATGCAATCGCTATAGGCGCTGATGGTGATGTTACGCTAACTCAAGATTTAGAGCTACAACATGATGCCGCAACATTATCTTTCGGGGCAGACAACGATGTCATTCTTACGCACGTAGCTGATACAGGGTTGCTGTTAAATTCAACAATGCAACTTCAGTTTAATGATGCATCACAATATATTAATGCTCCTAGTGCCACAGTACTAGATATTAATGCTACAGATGAGATTGAGCTTAACGCTACGCTTGTAGATGTTAACGCTAACTTAGACGTTTCTGGTACATCACAACTTACAGGAGTAGTTACCTTTACAGCCACTCCAGTGTTTAGTTCAGACATTACTATTGAAGATGATTTATTCCTAGATAGTGACGCAGCAGTAATTCACTTAGGTGAAGATGGAGACGTAACTCTTACGCACGTAGCTGATACAGGCATATTGTTAAATTCAACAATGCAACTTCAGTTTAACGATGCGTCACAATATATTAACGCTCCTAGCGCGACTGTCCTAGATATTAACGCTACAGATGAGGTAGAACTTAACGCTACATTAGTAGATATAAATGCTAACTTAGAAGTCTCAGGCACTGCCGCAATAACAGGAATTGCCACCTTTACTGACGATATAATCATTGGTGACGGTAAGACTATTGGCTCTGCCTCAGATGTAGACGCCATGACTATAGCTTCTAACGGGCAAGTAACCTTTACGCAGACACTCATTGGTACGGCACTAGATATATCTGGCGATATTGATGTAGACGGTACAACTAACCTTGATGCAGTAGACGTAGATGGTGCAGTTAACTTTGCAGCAGACGTTACCTTTGCAGATGGTGCAGATATTATTACTGCTTCAGCAGGTATATCTAACTTTAGAGCAGGTGTCAACGCAGGTAACTCAATAGTATCTGGCGGTAACTACAACGTGACTGTGGGTGACGAAGCTGGTACTGCTTTGACGACTTCTGATAATAATGTAGCAGTTGGATATAGCGCTTTAAGTTCTACAACAACAGGTGATAACAATACTGCAATAGGATACAATTCTCTTGCAACTAATGTAGATGGAGATAGAAACACAGCGGTAGGTGCAAGCGCACTTTCAACAATGGAACCAGCAACAGCAGGTGATACTTATAATACAGCCGTAGGTTTTGCTGCTGGTCAGCTAGTAAGCACAGGTACAAATAATACACTTATGGGTGGTCAAGCAGGTGACGCTCTTACAACAGGATATAATAATGTAGCTTTAGGTAGAAATGCTTTATCTACAGAAGACACAGGGCGTAACAGTGTAGCTATCGGCATGAATGCTTTAAACGATCAAAATGCAGATGTTGATAACTATAACACAGCAGTAGGTTATGCGGCTGGTGGAGATGTCACCACAGGCGTTGAAAACACCATCATCGGTGCGTTAGCTGGTGATGCACTAACGGATGCAGATTATAATGTAGCAGTAGGTTATAGAACACTCACTTCAGATACATTAGGAAGTAGGTCTACTGCTTTAGGTTATGCAGCTTTAGCCGCACAAAACTTCACAACCGCTACAGATAACTACAATACAGCAGTTGGATTTCACGCAGGTAATGTAATAAGCACAGGCACTCACAACACTCTCATCGGTGGACTCGCTGGTGATGCCATTACAACAGGTGTTTCTAATAATGCGGTTGGCTACGGTGCTTTAGGTGCAACTACTACTGCTAATCAGAACAATGCTTTTGGTAGAAACTCTTTAGGGGCTAATACAACTGGTGCTGATAATACTGCTTTCGGACAAAATACTTTAGGAACAAATATACTAGGTAGTAGGTCTACCGCAGTGGGTAGTGACGCTTTAGCTACTCAAAACTATGGAACAGCTACAAATGCGTACAATACAGCAGTAGGTTATGCGGCAGGTACAGCAGTAACCACAGGCCAAGTTAACACCTTAGTTGGTGGATTATCTGGTGATGCACTTACGACAGGCGGTGAAAATACAGCAATAGGATACAAAACATTATCTGCAAATACGGCAGGTTTTTATAATACAGCTATTGGATCAAGAGCTTTATCAGATGACACAACAGGAGCCAAAAATACAGGTGTAGGTTATCAGGCATTATCTACTATGAACTTCACAACTGCTACAGATAGTTATAACACTGCTGTTGGATATAATG